GTTAGAAGTCACTACTTGTATAAATGCCTGATCAGACATTTCTAGACGACTCAACTGCTCTTTATCTTCAATAATGAAATACATAACCTGTTATTAATTAGCAATATAACAAATATATTGTTACAACATACAATTTAATTACATAGTAGGTTTTGCGTATCTAGAATAATCTCCTCCTATCCATTCTACTATGCCTAAAAATTCTTTATCTGCAGCTATTGTGAGTCTTTCGTTTGTATCAATGATGCCTGGAATAACGTTGTATTGTGACTTTCTTGTATTTCTTAAAGGGCCTGTTATTTTCCAGAGTATCTTAGTTGTTTGAAAAATAGATATATCGTAATTTGCAGTACCGTTTACTATAGAATTATATTCTGATTCATCTATCTCGGTTATAAAACCTCTTTCGTTTTCTTTTTTCGTAAAGTATCTAATTAGATAACCTTTCTTATAATCATCCTCAGTAGGTTGAGGATAATAACTATTAGGTTTTCCTGGGATTCTTGTTGAGGATAAATTCGATCTAATTGCAAAGTCTACTTTACTTCTATCTGAAACATTTAAATTGTTTAAACCAGGAGCTTCTGTAAAAGAAATAATTTTTTGTAAAGGTTCACTAGGACCTACTTCAGGATTAGGACCTGTAAAAAACTCTCCATCTACAGTTTCATAATATGTACCAGTATATGGAACACCATTTAATAAAAATTGTCCGGATCTGGATTTTAAATTAGGTATTATAGCAAATGATGGGTAATATCTCAACATAAAATTATTATTTTATTTTTCCATCAGAACTTATATAAGTAGATAACTCTTCTGTTTTTAAAGCTATATGTAAATGTGGAGACCAAGTATACTCAGAAGGAGGCTGTCCAACATAACCCAATAAATCTCCTTTATTAACTTTTGTTCCAGAAGTAACAACAACTCTATCTAGATGTGTATAAAAAGCTTCATTTGGTCCTACTAAAGTAAATCTAAATCCCCAATAATAAGGAATTTTTTCTAAATAATTAACGTTAGTTACAGTGCCACTAAATATAGCATACACAGGAGTAAATTTAGAAACAATTAAATCCCATCCCCTTTCACTTTGCCACTGCCCTACTTGTTCATTGTTTCTTGCTCCGTGAGCTTTACTAGTTACAGTATTACCTAGATTTTTAGCTGAGCCAAAAATGTATTGTGAAGTACCTGTAGAAGGTAGAGATACAGTTTGATTTGTATTTCTTTGAACTGTACTAGATGCTCCTGTTGTCATAGATCCATGATAAAGACCACTAGAGTTAACACCTGCAGTAACTGGCCCTACTCTAGAAGTAACGTTGGCAGCATTATCTGCAAATGCATTTATATCTTTTAAATAGGTCATCTGTGCTCTAACAGAAGTATTCCATTGATTGTTTTCTAATGTGTGATTTAATCCAACAACAACAAAACCTACTTTATTTATATAGTCAGGTCCTAAACCTTTATAAGGAGTTCCTCCTGGAGATAGCACCTGTCTTAAATTATATGTATAAGGTAGTATTTTATCAGGTATAGTAAACGCTTGATACATACTCAATCCAGAAAAACCATCAGTAGTAAAGTTAACTGAGACGGGTATAATGGCTGATGCTCTTGTAGCAAACTCATTATTTTTTACCTTAGACATCCTCTCGATAAAAAAGCCTGTAGCGTGTGATACAGAAGTTTCAGAAGGGGTGCTAGTACTATAAAAGTCGCTTACAATTTTATTAAACTCTGCTGAAGAGTTTTTCAACATTTCAATAGTTGACTTCTGCGGGTTATTAGGAGATGATTGACTTCCTGTAGCATTATTTTCTATTGCTTTTCTGTTAGGAATATATCTATCTTTATAACTAGTATTCACAAAACCAAAAGGATCTCCATTAGTGGAAAGAGTGGATTTATTAGGAACATCGGCATTCGCTGATATAGCTAACATATTAGCAAGCCTACTACTTGTTTCTGATTTTACCTCCAGATTTTTAGCAATGCTCTCTTTACCAAAAACAGGTATTTCTGTTGTATTGTCTGGTGTAAGCAACTCTTCTTTTTCTCTAGGTGGAACTAACTGGTCATCAGTTATATAAAAAGTATTTCCTTGATCATTGTATGCAAGACGAAAGATATTAATATTTCCTAGATATTTGTTAAGATCAGATATGATTTGTTCTAAAAATGTTTTAAGATAAATGCTATTGTTTTCATCTTTTGTACTATAATCCTTAACTAGTTTAATTAAATAGTCTATATTAACCAAAATATTCATAATTTGGCCTCTATACGCATTATTGCTAGAAATGTCTTTAAAAGGAGGAATTTGTCCTGATATTTTATCATTTAGTTCAGGATTAAAAAGAGGTATTTTTTGCGTAGTTCCTTCAGGAGGTTTTATATAATCTCCTAGTTTTCCATTTTTATCTGTTTCTAAAACAACAGGATCAAAAATTTCTTTATAATCTTGAAAACTACCTTCAAAAGGAATTAATACTTTCCAAGGATTTGTACTTAATTGTTTTTTGTTACTTAAACAAAAATTATGCTCTGTATTAAAATCTACATAAACTATAGGTGTTTGGATATCTTTATCGTCTTTAGAATCATACATAGTACAACTATGATTCAATATCATTATCAAAAGACCTAGAGGTATATAAACAGGATGGTTTATTGGAACTCCTTCATTTAGTTGTTGGTTAATTTCATATGGAGCTACATAAGCATTAAGTATTTTAGTAAAATTAGTAGGTTTAAAATTATCTATTGATTCTAGACCTCCCATTAAATTTGTTGCAAAACCATACTTACTTTGTATTTTTAATGTATCTAATCTACTTAGTATTTTTTTATCAGAATTATAGTTTGCTGCAATTGCTGCATACTGTAATGATATTTTAGAAGAAATATTTTGGCCCTTATCGTCTTTACCTATAAGTTCGTTAATAAAAGAACTAAATATACCATTAGAAAAAATCTGTTGTATAAAAGGAACTCCTCCTGACTTATCATCATAGTCATCAAGTTTTAATTGATATACTAAATTTCCTATCTCTAGATTCTTGTATTTATCAAAAGCTTTGTTGAGAGCATGAACTTGTATAGTTCTCAAAGTAAGCTCTAGTGCAGATTGCGTTTTTAGCGCTTCTGATATTTGGGTATACAGAGCCGCTTTTGCTTCTGCTTCATCTTGAGCTGTATTTGTTTGTTGTACATTTTGAGCAGCAATTTCTGCTGTTTTAGGAGTTATTAGATTAGAGTTAGGAGCTATAATTATCTCAGAAATAACATCAATATCAGTTATTACGAGTTTAAGTTCTAGTTTATAGTTAACTGTTTTTTTTCCTGATTTTACATAATTTCCTAATTCATTTTTTGTATAGCTATCTATAGATCTAGGTATATCTACAGTGTATACTAATTCAAAAGTCCCGCCATTAAAATTTTTAACTGTCCACTGTATTTGATTATTAGATATTATGTCTCTTATAATTTTTTGAACATCATTCTGATCTGTACTTATTCTTTGGAGATTATTTACTCCTGCGGTTTTTAATTCATCATCATTTAAATACTTAGTGGCATTAGAATACAGTAGGCTTAATTGACCATATTCAAAACCAGGAGTTTTATAAAATACTGTGGCATGATAAGGAGAAACATTATCAATCCCGTCTAAAAAATTTGCTGCTTTTTGTAAAAAGTTTAATATTTGACCTGTAAATCCTATGTTAGTTGTTGCCGCATCTACAGCCCCTCCTTTTGCTTTTGAGTTGAGTGCAACTGCCAAACTATTTGTATAATTTATTTGATCTCCTTCTTGTATAGGAACCAGTTTACCATTTACTATATTGTTTAACTTGTCTGCATTTACCAATAATTCTACAGGATCTTGAGTAGTAAACGCGTTTCCTAATTGTGAAAGTTTAGGAATATCTAATTTTACAGATACATCATATTGATCAACATTTTGAGGCATTAGTGCTTTAAATCTATCTATAGCAAAATAATCATCTCCTCCTAAATTACTTATAAAAGTAGCTTTTCCTCCTCTACTACCAACACGAGTACCTGATATTTTTTGCTTATTTGATTCTAAAACTTGTTCGTAAGTAAAATCAGTAGGATCTGCGGGTTTACCATCTATTAGAAGTTTGTTATTATTACACTCATATTTACCTTGTGAACCAAAACCCGTGGTTTGATATTGTCCATCAGGATAAAAATAATATTGAACTCCAGCTACAGTTGCTGCAATTGCTTCTTCACCTAATCTGTTTTTACCATTTAAAGTAACAGGAGGAGTAGAAAAATTACCTAAGTCTCTTACGCAAGCTGGATATTTAGACTTTTTATCTAGCTGGTTTTGAGCTGCTTTTTCTTGAGCTTTTTGTTGTGCTCTAGATATTTGAACTAACGTATTAGTTAATTGTGTTATTTCTTCTTTTAGAATATTAGGTAAGTTTCCTTGATTGTTTACTTTCAAACTATCTCCTAAAACACCTAAAGCCATTAGTCTTACAGAACAATCATAACCTCCTTCTTGGTTTAAAGAAAAATTAAAGTTGGTAACTATACCTAACATTGCGTCATAATTACCTTCAGTATTTCTAACATTTTTATTTATTTGAAGCTGAATCTGTTCTTTTGTTAAACTATCTTGAAAAGGATCTATAGAATATTCATCTGAGGAATATATTTTAGTTGGATCTTTTCGTAGTGTATTTCCTTGACTATAATAAAAATAAGTTTGTCCCCATTCTAAAAACATGGTAAAACCAAGCTTAAAATAAAGAGCATCTATAATATCTAGTTGTTGTTTGTCCCAACATTTAAAATTGATAGTAGCCGCTCTAACTGAACCCATACGACCCTGAGTCTCAATATTAACAGATATAATACCCGGCATTGGTCTATAGCCATAGTCCTGTATCTCACTAGTTCCTAACATGCCGTAAGCACCATCCTTAGTTTTATTAGGATCTGAAAGGCTTACACCAGATCTTAATTGGTATGAGTTTTTATTAAGGTATTTTGATGTACCTCCAAATAAAACGTATTGTTTAGCTAAGTCACTTGGGTTAGATACATTAAAGTAAGTAAGATCTCCTTGATTTTCAAGGTTTATAGAAGAAACAAGTCTTACCCATCCAGATTTGTTGGCTAAAAATAAAAGATTGTCATTATCTCTAAATGTTTTTGAATTTTGTTTAGATCTAGTGATGAGTTGATTTAAGGCCCATTGAGATATTTTTGTGCCTACAATATTAGATATCTTATTATCTAATGCCATAACTACCTAGTTGCGTTTATAAGTTTGTATTCGTTGAGTATACCAGATAAGTCAACAGGGATACGAAGTTGAGATCCTGGTTGTAAATATAAAGAATCTCCTGGAAGTGCGTTAGCCGATGCTATAACCCACCACAAAGAAGTATCTCCATAGAAATCAAATGCTAACAAGTCTAATCTATCACCAAGTACAGTGATAACATAATTATCTTCATTAGACATAGGAATATCAGGATAAATATTATTTACATAATATTGACTTCCTGTATCTTGATATTTTATCTGTTTAATATTTTGGTATCTATCACTCATTATTATGATCTAAGTCTTGGTATTGTTATAATATCGTTTGCCAAATCTCTTTCTTGTCTCGCTCTTAACTGGCCTTCTGGAGATAAAGTCATTCCCGGTAGTGTTTGACTAATAGGAGATTGGGGATTTTCAGCAGCAAATGCATTAGCTATATCATCATCACTTGTAATTGTATCCTCTTGAACTTGGGTATTTAAAGAAGATAGTCTTTTAAATAAAAATCCGTTTATAAAGTTACTATTTTTATTTGTTGCTACTAATTTAGGGACTAATCCTTCTTGTTCTGGATCTGATGTTAATTCTGTTTCTAGAGATGGGGACCTTCTAGGTAATGTATCCATGATAGGTTTAAATGAAACAGATATATCAATTACTTGAGGTACCTGAGCAATATTCTCTGAATTACTGTTCTCTAAATTAACCTCCCAAGGATAATCATTATCTACAGTTATATTAACATTCTCTAAGAAGCCAGGTACACGATATAAATAATCACCAATAGTAACTCTAACTAAAGGCGCTCTCATTATATTAGTAGAAGGTTTATAATCAGGATAAACTTGACTTAATAAACTATTGACTCTATTATACATAGGTCTTAACTCTTCTTTAGAACCTGCTGCAACTCTAAATGAGAAGCCTATTGTTCTATCAAACCCTTGGTACGTGTAAAAGTTTTCACCTCTACCCATATATTTAAATGAGTTTAATTGAGCTGAGTTGTTATCTGTCAAACCTGCAGTTAAGAAAGCTCTAAAGAATACAGCTGTTGATTTTGTAGGATCATCATTAGATACAGCTTCAAATACAAACTTAATAAGGTCTTGAGATTCGTCTTTATTTATTTCCCAAGGTGCAATATTGTTATCAAATAAGAAAGGATATAGTTGGTTTAATTTATCTTTCTTATTTATATAAAACTTATAATCTATAGTATCTTGTTTGATCCAGTTGTTAGGTGGGTCATACATACCTAATTGCGTTCTAAAATCTTGAAGAGTTGGATTAGCATTACCAAAATTAGAATTTTGTGATATCAACTGATCATACGACATCGCATTTACAGACCTTAATTTAGTCGTGTCTACAACTCTTCTAATAGTAGTAGAACCAATACCATAAACAGAGCCAGGTCCTCCTAAATATTGAAATAGTAAATTACGATTAAGAGAAATACCTAATGTATTAACTCTATTGATATCTGGAACATTAGTAGGATTTACAAATGGGTTTGTTGATGTAGTCATTTTTAGGTTTCTTAAAATAAGAAGCCTATTTGTTTGCTTTTCGTTTTCTACATTTTGAGCATTTACTATATCGTAGTACTGCTTTTGAAACGGATTAAAAGGTAGAAGACCGTGCCTAATAGCATGAGCGCCTGTTCCTGATGCACCTACTTGTGCTAATGTATTTCTACCGTTATTATATATTCTGGTATTCTCAACTATACCAGGAAAAGGAAATGCTTGAGGGATGCCAAATAGAGTGTTACCTGTCTCTATTTTAGGATTTGATAATTGTAATCCTACTTGCTTCTCTAAGAAAGCTTTTCCTCGAGGCGCATCTTCAAAGAACTTTCTAATTCTTGATCTATCTAACTGGTTAGAAAGTGTAACAGTTTGTGAGCCTAATTGAAATTGTGCAGCCTGTAAAGGAAATGCTGCAAGACCTCCTCTAATAGGATAATCTAAATTGCCTGTAGAACCTGGTCTAAACAAAGGTAGAAATGTACCAGTGGCATTAGGTGTATCAGGCATTATAGTTTGAATATAAGGAAGCCCTGACGAACCGTAACCTGGTTGATCGTTTCCGAACCTTAGGTTCTTTAGATTTGTTTTTAGATCTATTAGTGGCATTTATTAGGCTGGTTTAAATTGATTGGCCATTTGACCAAATTGTCTTTCATAAACATCTTTACTAATTCTTTTTTGTACCTTAACTCCATTATCAGGATCTACGGTTACTAATAGATATACTTCGGTTGGAGAAGCTAGTTTATTGTTATCTTTATACTCTACAAAAGAAGTTGCTGCATCTGTTTTAACTTGAGCTTCAGCTTTTTTACCTTCTACAGAAACTCCACCTAAATCGCCTCCTAAAGATCTTATCTGTGCTCCCATGTTTGCTGAACCTTCTTTGATACTATCTATAAAGCTATCAGGAATTTGACCAAAAGCAACATAATCTAAACCTTCTAATATGTAGTAAGCTGCTTTACCAATAAACTCAACAGCAGAAGCAAAAAAGTCTCTTACACCTTCAATTATCTTTTTAATATTCTCTGGTTTGGACAGATAATCAAAGAAGCCTTCGAGCTTTTCTATAATACCAGACTTCTCAACAAAGTCAGCAATAGACTGCTTTATTTTATCCATAAACGCACCTATCTTCTCTTGAGCAGACGCGTTGATTAACGATTGATAAGCTTCTTCACCAGTGAGTCTAATAATTTCTTCTTTACTTTTACCTTGCGCTTTTAATGCTTGTACTTTATCTTGAGCATCTTTAAGATCTTTGGCACCTAGCTTACTTAGTAACTCTTGTTGCTTTAACATTTCACCCATTTGATCACGGCTCATACCAAAAGCACCTGCTAAAGACTCAGCTTGTATACGATTAAGTTTTAAGAAGTCAGCAGCCGAACCAACTTGTCTTGTTATTTCTGAAGCAGCTGTTGCTAAATCGTTATTCAAGAAAGCTTCACGAGCTTTAGCTAGGTTAATATCCTTTCCTGTTAATAGTTGCGCTTCAAACTCTTTAGATATAGACGATTCAAAATCTAAAAATGAGTCAGCAATTTGATCTAACTGCTTCAACTCCATACCCATAGCCTTAACAGTCAATAAAGACTTAGTTAATTGAGCAGGGTATTTAGAGAAAGACAAACCTAAATAGCCACCTAAATTAGATGCTTCTTTTAATATCCTCTGATATTGAAAGCTAATCCCTGTTGTTTGCTTCAATCCTGCAACTTGTGTAAGTACGGACTTAGTAATACTTTCAGAAGATCTACCTGTCAATATAGAACTTTCAACAATACCTTTTCTCGTTTCAAGATCAAGTCCTGCTATATCTTTTAACTTTATATTAGTAGCAAGTTGTTCATTAGATAATCTGTTTGTTACACCTAGAGCATCTACAAACTCCATTTGAGACTCTACCATCTTTTGGCTAGTAACAAATAAGTCTCCTGAAGAAACACTAATGCTAGCAAACTCCATTTTTATCTTACGAGCTTCAGCTGTAGATAAATTCATTGCTCTAGCAAACTTAACTGTCTTATCTTGTATCTCTAGAATGTAGTTAAATACTGCCATTAGACCTTTAACAAGGCCTCCTATTGCAGCACCTGCTAGAGGTATAGCTAATAAAGGGTCGGTTATAGCTTCTTTCATACTAGCTCCAGCCGCCTTACCTAATGTACCTAACTTATCTAAGAATGTAATCTTTTTACCTGTCTCTTGAAGTGTTCTGGCCTTTTCAACCATATCTTCATACACTTTATTTCCTAGGCCTAGCTTTTTAGCAAATAGTCCTAAAGCAGCTCCAGAAAAACCTATCTGACTCTTTAACTCTTTTTCTGTTTTAAGCTTTTGTTCACCAATTGCTATACCTGCTTTTGCTATTTTATCTGCTTCTCTTAAAGCTATTAATTCTGCCTCTTGAACATCTAGAGCAGATTTTTGTCTTTCGTTTAAAGCTGTATATTCAGACAGTAATAGATTTACTTCTGAAACCTTATCTTTGTTTCCTTGTCTTAAGTATTCTAACTTTCTAGCCTCTAACTCGTTTATTTTAGATTGAGACTTTAAATACTGGTCTATTCTGTTTTTTGATTCTTGAGAAGTACTTTTTTCGGCGTCAGAAAGTTGTTTAGAAGTAATATAATCTTTTTGTCTAGCTTTAGATAACTCTTGATTTATCTCTTTAATGTTAATACTAGACTTATTCATCGTTTGTAAACGAGCCTCTATCCTTTCATACGATCTGTCTAATTGCTTAAGTAAATTTATAGACTCTTTAATGGCATCATTAAAGTCACCTTGACCTCTCTTAATCTCTTTTAAGTCTGCTACTGTTTGCCTAGTTTGCCCTTTGTCTGGGCCTTGTGTATTTGGACCTGTATTTTGATTCTCGTTGGCCATTTATAGGTATTACTCAAGAATAAATATTAACGTTTGGTTTTTACCTTAGATACAAACGTAGGTTCTTCTTTAGATCTGGCAAAATCAGGTACTCTTATCTTTGAAGGGTCTGTCTTTTCTGTTACCTTTTGTTGGCTCTCGTTTTTCATTTCCTCTACCTTTTCAAGGTATTGGTTTATCTTCTTGAGGTTAAAACGCCTAGTAGTTACAGGCATATTCCATACCTCTGTCCAACTAAAACCGCCTCCACCATGGTAGGTGAGTTCAAAACATTCTGTCATGAATGCGGACCTATAGTCCGCTCCCGGGAAAAAAGAACTCGGCTGACATAGGAAGAGATGCAGTCTCTTCTGTGCCATCTTTAAATGTAAACGAAATGTTCATGTCTACGTCTGGAGTTACTTTCTCCATATATTTACGTAGTTCAATAGAGTCTCTAGATAGTAGGTATCCTTGATCAATAAACTCACGAACTGTCTTTTGTGAGTATTCACCGTTGATAGCAATAATCTGATGCTTTAATCTGGTTGAAAGAAGTCCTGCATCTTGGCCGACCATCTTTTTAACACCTTTAACTTCTTCGTCTATCTTTTTGTCGTCTGCTGCGGTTAGTATTTTAAACACAACAGTGTTCTTAGAATGCGGAAGTACGAACTCAAACTCGTTCTTGTTGTTAAATAGAGACCAGTCTACTTCTTTATACTTAAGGTTTTGTAGATCTACATCTACCTTTTCTTCCTCTCCTGTATTAGGATTCATATACTTAAAAGAATAGTCTTTACCATAAGCTAGGATTCTAGCAGCGATCAGTAAGCCATTCCTGTCACCCAAGGTTAGGTCTTCGTATTTGATTGGTGATTTGATTAGGCTTTGCAACATCTTCTCAATGGCGAGGCCCTGGCGAAGCAGGTTGACATTTGTGAGGATGTCTTCTTCTTTCGCTGTCATATACTTCATTTCAACAACACCTGATGATAGTGGATTCTCTTTCGGATAAAGTAGACCTTTACTTGGGAGGTCGATTTGTTCTGTTGGGACACTGAACTTTTGTTCTGGCATAAATATATTTTTTATTTTAATTTGAATACTTCCATATAAAACCTCCTGCATACCTTCTCAATCCTTTACAAACACAGCCTATATGACTTATATTTAATTGTGTTTCAGCAGATTTTATACAAGGCCAAGATTTTATAAAAATGTCGTCTTTTGTATATTGATATACTTTTTTATAATTAGGATTATATTCCATAGAGTATTTAATAGATCTTTGCTGTTTTCTTTCTTCTGTCCAATACTGTTTTGTTTTATTTACTCTATCAATTGATGATTTTTTACCTCTAAGAGGACTTATTCTACCATACATTCCGTTTAAATTACCAGGTCTGGACTTCTTTTTATTTGTCTCTTCAGAATACTTTTTGCCAGTATTAATTATAGATAATATGTTTTTTGTTTGCTCAGATAATTTGCCACCTTTTCCTGGCTCTCTAACATTCATCATTTTATGCCCAGAATCCTTGTATAATTCGAAATAGAGTATTTCATAATTATCTAATATAGTCTGATTTATATCTTCTGGTAATACGTGGATTATTACAAATGAATGAGTTTCCCAACCATACTTAATAAGAGATGCATATAATTTAGTCTGTCCTGAGCATCTCATAGATTTATATACGCTCTTTCTAGCTATGATATCCCAGCTCTGTCCAATATATACTTTATTTGTAGGACTAGTTATTTTATATATACCAACCATTTATAACTACCTTTTATATATAAATATAAGAATATAAAGTTTTACCAAGCAATTGATCTGTCTAGTAAAAAAGAAAGAGCCCCAAGAATGGGGCCCTCGTACTCCTATATTTACTCATAAAAGTAATAAATTGATAATTGAGAACTCAGTAGTTTAGT